CACTATCGCAGGAGAATTGGCAACGATGGACTGGGACAATCTTGATGCTGGTTAAAGCAAAGCATGGAGTGTGGTGCGATTACTGCAAGAGCAGGTTCGGCATACACAACCCAAAAGGCACAACACAAGCTGCTTGGACAGTAGTTAGCGAACTTCCCAAGAGCCACGGGCGCAAGCGTTCATACTGTAATGACTGCGCAATAGATGTGTCTAAGTGGGCTGATGGCTCATACTTTTCCCTAGACCAGCAGATAGAGTATGCGAAGACCAACGGAAACACTACACAAGGAGTATTAAATGGCTTTTAACCTCAATGACTATGAAACAGTAGAAGAACGAATTACTAAGTTTTGGAAGGATTATCCAGATGGCAGAATTGAAACTGAATTACTTGAAGCGGGCTCGAATCGTTTTATTGTTGAAGCTCGCATATTTAGGACTGAGGCTGACCCAAAGCCTTATGCAACCGATATGGCGGCAGAGTCATTCAAATCAGAAAGTTCGGTTGCTGAATTTGCGCTTGAACGCTGTTCTACTAGCGCGATTGGCAGGGCTCTTGCAACTGGTGGATTCGCAACTAAGAAGCGCGCTTCCAGAGAAGAAATGGCAAAAGTCAACAGAGTTGCAAATGAAGAAAGAAGTGCTGTAATAGCCAATGCACCATTAGCAATCAACAACACTTGGGATGAGTTCGTAAGTGAAGAACCCAAGCAACCTGTTGTAACGCTTGGTGAGGCTGCTCAATTAGTTCAGCAGACATTTGGAGAAGCTGAGCCAATTCCAACATGCTCACACGGTGAACGAAGAATCAAGGGTGGCATAACAAATGGCCGTTCGTGGCAGGGTGCTTATTGTTCTTTGCCGAAGACAAACCCAGATTATTGCACAAATGTAATTTGGTATGTGTTATCGAAAGAGACAGGCAAGTTTCGATTACCGGAAGGAGTTGAATAATGGGTTATGTTCAAGTAATTAGACCAGATGGCACAAACGAGTTCTACGGCGATGTGCCACTGCTGGTCTGTCAGATGTGTAACGAAATGCCAAACCAAGATGATGGCGTTTGGACAGTTAGTCTATCACCGCTGCAGTGGCAATGCGAGAAATGCCATACCGTCAATGGCTAATCACCGCAAGCACAGGGGCTACAAAACACAGCGAGTAGTAGCTGACTGGTTGAAGCAATGGTATCCTTACGCTGAATCTACTGGGGCTGGTAGGCAAGGCGAAGATATAACAGGGATACCATTCTCGATAGAAGTAAAAGCGCGCAGCGATTTCAGCCCGCTCGCATGGTTAAAACAAGCAGAGAGCAACAAAGGTGGTAAACTAGCCTTTGTAGTTAGCCGCTGTAATGGACAGGGCGAAAACGCTGAGGAGTATTTAGCCTTCATGCGGCTTGGTGATTTAATGAAGATACTCCAAGACCGCGCACCCAACAATGAACCTACCAGATGCCTGCAATGTGGTGGTTGGATGATACAAAATGCCATATGCCATACATGCCAACAAGGAGGAATAAGCCTTGCCTAATTACGATTACGGCTGCGATACATGCAACGTTATATATGAAACCACTGACAACCCAGAGTCTATTAGATGTAGCTGTGGGGGAACAATGACACGTATTTGGACTGCACCGGCAGTTGTATTTCGTGGGAAAGGCTTTTACAAGACCGATAACCGTTAAGCGAATTGTCTCAATATATGAGATGACACGCCGATAGGAGACGCTTAAATGTTCAATAAACTTGACAGCATGGCTACACTTAACTTGCTAAAGTGCTTCAGGCACTTAGCGCAAGCCGCAGCGCGGATAGCTTGCGGGGTAGTAAGTGTCATGGGGATACTATTCATTAGCGCGGCTAATGCCGTTGCACCAATACACGACGGTATTCAAATACAACAAACACCTAAACAATATGCAAAAGCCAATCTTCCATTACATGAATATAAATGCGCTTTAGAGCTATACACAAAGGAATCTAATTGGAGACCAGAGGCTAAGAATGGTAGCCATTATGGGATACCACAAGGTAGGTCTATATGGTTAAAGACTGCTGACCCTATACAACAAGTAAGATGGGGTATCAAATACTCTGAGTCTAGATATAATGGAATGTGTAATGCATTGCATCATTTCAAGACTAAGGGCTGGCACTAATGGGTAGTAAGCATTTAGGTAGCAGTAAGTGGAAGACTCAAAGACTCATAGTGTTGAGGCGAGATTGTTACATATGTGCCTATTGTGGTGAGCCTGCCAATGAGGTTGACCATATACAACCACGCGTGCTCGGTGGCACAGATGACCTCGACAATCTAGTAGCTGCGTGCCGTAGATGCAACGCAATGAAAGGCAAGCGTAGCGAAGCCCTTTTTTTAGGGCAAGCTTCTACCCCCCCTGTCTTTTGGGAAGCTCTCTCTCCGAGAGCAGCCTCAGTCATCCCAGAAAACCCGTTCGTAACCGAAACCACACCGACCATTAACTGATGACTACCAAAGCAGCCCCAGCCAAGAGAGGGGCAAAGAAAAAGCCGTTAGTCGGGGCTGTGAAACCACGCATCCACACACCTTTTCTTAAGGGCGATAGCCGAGTGCAAGAAGTCAGTGATTTAGCAGACAAGATTGGTATGCCGTTGCTTGATTGGCAGCGGTTTGTGCTAGAGGACATGCTGCGAGTTGATGCCAACGGCGAATTCAAGCGCAAAACCATGGGATTGCTTATTGCACGTCAAAATGGCAAAACTCACTTAGCCCGTATGCTCATATTGGCTCATTTGTTCTTATGGGATAGCAAAATGGTCATCGGTATGTCATCGAACCGGAATATGGCTTTAGATACGTTTAGGCAGGTTGCAAACGCCATTATTGACAATGATTTCTTGAAAGACCAAGTAAAACAGATTAGATATGCCAACGGCCAAGAATCTATAACTACACTAAAAGGAAACCGTTACCAAATTGTAGCTGCAACCAGAGATGGCTCTCGTGGACTTACTGCCAATTTCCTATTTATAGATGAGTTGCGTGAAATCTCTGAAGAAGGCTGGAAAGCGGCCAGACCAACAACTCGCGCTACTGGTGGACAGACTTTAGTGTGTAGCAACGCTGGCGATGCGTATTCCGTAGTACTGAACGATTTGAAAGAGCGTGCAATGTCTTATCCTTCGCCTACACTTGGCTGGTATGAATATAGTGCGCCGCCCCATTGTAAAGTTGATGACCGTAATGCTTGGGCTATGGCTAACCCTTCTTTGGGCAAGCTCATTGACGAGGAAACGCTGGAAGAAGCAGTAGCAACAAACCCAATAAATAACACTCGCACTGAAATGCTCTGTCAATGGGTAGATTCCATGACTAGCCCATTTACTACTCAGATGATTAGTGATACTTCGGACTCTAATCTTCAAATTACTCCCGGCGGTAATATCGTATTTGCTATTGACGTATCACCTTCTAAGCGTTCGGGCGCATTATTGGCTGGCAAGTTAAATCAAGCTACTGGAAAGATAGAACTAGGGCTTATGCAGCTCTGGACAAGCGATGTAGCTATTGACGATTTGAAAATGGCTGCAGATGTCCACGCATGGGCACAAAAGTTCAAACCGCGTGTAATTATGTATGACAAATACGCTACACAGTCTATTGCTCAAAGACTTCAACAGTCAGGGCAGAAAATGGAAGATTGCTCAGGCCAATCCTTTTATCAAGCTTGCGGTGAGATACTGGATGCTTTTGTCAACCTCAGAATTGTTCATTCCGGCCAGAAGGAACTTACTGAATCGTGGTTTAGCGTGGGTGCCAAGACTAATGATGCTGGATGGCGAATCGTCAGACGTAAGTCAGCAGGAGACGTAACTAGCGCAATCTGCTCGGCAATGATTGTCCATTATTTGACACGCCCACAAAGCACGCCACAAATATATGTTTGATATATGTCTCGATATATGAGACAATACTTGCCAAATAGGGTAGGATTGGTGTATGGGTTTATTCTCTCGCTTTAGCAGACCACAAGTAATCGAAGCGCAGTATGCACCGCCTGTAATGGCTGATACATACCAATACCAAATTCCTTACAACTTATTATCTATTGACAGAATCTCTGCAATGTCAATTCCAGCTGTGAATCGTTGCCGTAATTTAATTTGCAACACAATTGCTTCTATGGAACTTTCATTAGAGTTAAAACGCACTGACGAAGATTTACCTAAACTGCCGTGGATGGAACAACCATCTCTTAATCAACCTTATGCAGTTACGATGGCGTATACCGTTGACAGCTTGATATTTTTTTCGGTGGCCTACTGGGAAATTACCGAAGTCTATGCAGACAACGGATACCCTGCTCGTTTTGCTTGGGTTGCTAATTCTCGCGTTATTCCAAAATATAATAAAACAAATACTTTTATTGAAGGCTATCAAGTAGATGGCACAGTTCGCCCAATGTCGGGCGTTGGCTCACTTGTAACTTTTCAATCTATGACTGATGGACTTCTAAATGTTGGTGCAAGAGTTTTGACCGCCGCACTTGATTTAGATAAAGCTGCTAGCGTTGCAGCAGCAACTCCTATGCCTTCCGGTGTATTGAAAAATACTGGTGCTGACTTAGGCGAGAACGAAGTTCAAGGATTACTAGCTGCATGGCGCAATGCTCGTAACAATCGTTCAACTGCTTACCTTACAAGCACACTAGAATTTCAACCTACTTCATTCTCACCTAAAGACCAAATGCTCAATGAAGGAAAACAATACATGGCTACTGAAATAGCCAGACTAATGAATGTTCCTGCATATTACATTTCAGCGGATATGAACAACAGTATGACATATGCAAACGTGCAAGATGAACGTCGCCAGTTTGTGTCTTTAACTTTGCAACCTTATATTTCAGCGATTGAACAACGTCTAAGCATGAATGACATTACTCCATCTACTCAATACATGTCTTTTGATTTAGATTCTGGTTTCTTACGTGCAAACCCACTAGAACGTTTAGCAGTAATTGAAAAAATGTTGGCACTTGGACTAATTACTGTTCAGGATGCAATGGCAATGGAAAACCTATCACCGAATGGAAGTGCATCAGATGCAATTAACCTTCAGTAGCGATATTGAGTGCGACCAAGGTCGTAGAATTATCTCCGGTAAAATTGTTCCCTATGATGGCGAAATTGGCCAGACATCAGTAGGCAAAGTTGTATTTGAACGCGGTTCAATTCAACTTCCAGAACCGGGCAAATCAAAATTATTATTAGAACACGATGCCAAGAAGCCAATCGGCAAAGCCGTTAACTTCAATGAAACAGCAGACGGCGTTTACGCATCATTTAAAGTCTCCAACACTAGCCGCGGAACAGACTCACTAATCGAAGCATCAGACGGCCTTCGTTCAGGGCTGAGTGTTGGAGTCGAAGTTCTAGCATCACAACCACGTAACGGCGTGTTGTATGTCCAATCAGCCAGACTGTTTGAGACATCTTTAGTACAGGCAGCGGCTTTTGATTCAGCTGCCGTTCATAGCGTTGCAGCATCAGCGGCAGAAACCGAAGATGAAGCACTAACCGAAATCCCACAATCAGAAAGTGAGGCCATCTTGGAAACTCCAGATGCCGTAGCACCTGAGGCTGTAGTAGAAACCCCTGCGGTTGAAGCCTCACGCCCAACAGTAACAGCAGCAATGTATGCCGCTCCACGTATTGAATTGACTAAGGAAAAATACTTAGAAAATACAATCCGCGCACAATTCGGAGATGACGAAGCTCGTCAATATCTTCGTGCAGCAGCAAACACAACAGACAACGCTGGACTTGTTCCAACACGTCAACTAACAGAAGTTATCAACCCACTTGCAAACGCAGACCGCCCATTTATTGACGCAATCTCACGCGGCGTTCTTCCAGATGCAGGTATGACTTTTGAAATCCCTAAGATTTCACAGGTTCCAACAGTTGCAGTTACAGCTGAAGAAGCAGCACCATCAGACCAAGACCTAAATGACTCGTATCTAAGTGTGTCTGTGCAGAAGTTCGCAGGACAACAGACATTTTCAGTAGAAATTCTAGACCGTTCTAGCCCAGCGTTCTACGCTGAATTAGTTAAGAACATGGAATTCGCATACGCAAAGGCAACAGATGCACGCGTAGCAACAGTAGTTGCAGCAGCAGCGACAGACGGCGGAAACCGCACAATGTCAGCAGCTAACCTTCTTGACTTCGTTGCAGATGCAGCAGTATCTGTTTACTCAGGCACACTAGGGTTTGCACAAAACATCATCGTGTCTCCAGACCAATGGGGCGCAATCATGGGTCTTGTTGATTCAACAAACCGCGCAATCTACACAGCAGTATCTCCAGTAAACGCTGGCGGTAACGCTGCACCAACATCACTACGCGGTAACATCAACGGCTTGAACCTATACGTTGACCGTAACCTTTCAGGCACAGGCGATGGTTCAATCATCATCGTTAACCCAGATTCTTACACATGGTATGAATCACCAACATTCAAACTAGAAGCAAATGTAATCGCTTCTGGTCAAATCAACGTAGCCTTTTATGGCTATGGAGCCATCGCCACGAAGGTAGCGGCTGGCGCATACAAGTGGATGGTTGCATAACCCACACTTAGCAATAGTGTTGAAGGGGCTTTGTAGCCCTTAGCCCCTTCAATTTTAATTAGAGAGGAAATCATGCCAGCAACATACGTAACCGAAGCAGAACTGCGCACAGTTCTAGGCATAGGGTCTCTCTACAGTTCTTCCGTTGTTGAAGAAGTCTGCCAAGCAGCAGAAAACATTATTAAAGGGCAACTTTGGTTTAACAATTACTACGCAGCTGCTAGAAGCTTAACTGACAACGTAGCAACACTTTATTTCCAAGAACCACACGGAATGTATGTCGGACAAAGCGTAACTATTACTAACGCGGGTTCACCATTCTCAGGCACAAAGACAATTACTGAAATTAACGGCGCACTTCAGGTTTCAGCCCTAAACTATCAAAACTATTCTTTGACGGCTTACAACTATTCTATTTCTTATGCAGCAACAGGCGCAGACCAAGTAAAGAACCCGATTAGACCTACTGCCACAGTAGCAGCTGGAACTAACGTAGATTTTGCAACAGTTCCAGAAATTAGAGAAGCATCACTTTTGATTGCAGTAGATATCTACCAGTCAAGACAACTTTCAAATGCAGGTGGCGTATCACCTGATGGCTTTACACCTTCACCTTACCGTATGGGCAACACACTACTTGCTAGAGTTCGTGGTTTGATTGCGA